CGTCAATACTGGCTTCGCCTTGTCCATCTAGGCGCAGCACACCGAATCCAAGCCCCTCTTTAGATCGCTCTTTTAACTGCTTCATAGTCTCTGAGATAACCAGCCCACGTCGTGCTTTAACTTCCACATCGAATGGAACATTTATGACATCAGAGCCAGTACGACCAGCACCAGTAGAAGCTGCGCCAGTCCAGCCATTAGCTTTGAGGTACTCAGCCACTAAGGCTTGAGTTTTGTAACCCCTATGCTTGCGGTTTTGACTCATTGTTGACACATTTGCAGTCGGTACAGCACCACACTTTTTCGACCTCTATTTCAGGCTTAGGCGAATTGCACATATCGCAAATCACCACGCTTGTATCTTCAACCTTGATTTCCATCTCGAATCTCCTTGTCTTGTTGTCTTTCGGCTTCTAATTGAACGCAGACTGCGCATAAACGATCCTCATTGACTTCATCAACAATGACGCATTTGCGGCAGTAATGGATATTAGACAAGCTCAGAACCCTCAGCCTTCAAATACCACATTCCGTTATTATCTTGGCTGAACCATTTTGGCTTGCATTGGTTGGATTTCAACTTCTCCGTACACATATAACCCTTATAAGGCTTTCCTGCCTTTGACGTGCCTTCTCTAAGGATCATAATTCCGTGATGGCAATGTGGTGCTTGAATTTCAGTTTTGACAACGCTTGCACCTAAAACGTCTTGAACTAATCCAACTGGGTCGATCGGTGAAGGTTCTCTATGCTCAGGTTGGTACGTAGAATCTGAATGTCCAACTGGCTCTGCTTTTGCTGCAACTTTGAGCATTTCAGATTGAGAAGGTCGCTTTCCCTTTGCAGCGTAATGAGCGTTCGCAAGAGCGCGTCCAATAGCACTCGTCTCGCAAATTTCAACGAAAGATTTAGACATCCGTCCCAAATCCGCTTTACACTCCTGAGCGATGCCTGTCGCCCACGGCTTTGGATCAGCCTCAGTTCTAAAGATTCGTGCCATGATAACGACGCTATCACCACGAAACTCCAGCATCTCTGTTTCAATCCTTCCATCAGGGTTCTCCTTCCAGAACTCTCTTAATCGATCTTCTACTAATTCATAATCATTCAAATTGAACATCTAACATTTCCTTTCCTTTTGCGTAATCGATCTGTTCATTAAGAGTCCAGACAGTCCCATCGTGGCGAGTCTGAATCTCATTGGCGCAAGTCTGACAGTAAGAGCGGACAATTTCCTTACCGTGTCGTACGCATTTCGTAGTCCATGCAGCTTGCATCTGACCCTTTGGATTAGCCGTACCGAAGCGCACTTTGCAGTAATCGCACCACACTCCGTTTTTGGCTCTAGTAAGCATCCAAGTCGTCCCAGTCTTTTCCAACAAGTTCCCCGAATAGTGCAATGTAAGCCGCAGCGTCCACAACTGAGTCCGCATGTGATTTTGTCTCGACCAATCGAGCGATTTTGACAAGAACCATAGCCATCGCCACATCGTGTGGTTCGATAGCCCTCTCGAAATAGACAGACCAAAGCTGCGCGATTCTGAGGTGGTTGATTGCGGGCTCACCATAAGCGAGTCCACGCTCACCGAGAAGTTCGGCTGCATCAGCGAGTAATTCCTTCGCTCGCTTTGACTGAGTTTTCAACGAGTCGCTTGCCATTTCTAAATCCTTTCCAGTAGTAATGCTCTGTAATGACGAACCATATCCAAGAAACGACTAAGACACCCATGAAAGTTAAAACAATCAGGGTGTAGATTTCCGTTGCGTCTGTATTCATAGTTTCCTTCCTTTGTGGAATCTCCACAGTTGAAAGGTACGCCTCTAAATAAAAGTCAAGAACCTAACTGACGGCGTGTTTTATAACGATTCGGTAACGATTCAAAGGTGTCTATGTGATCGTCAATGGTACGGACAATCATCGGGAAATCATCCAAAGCGTCTGCCCTCGACTACGAATGATCCGTCTTTCTCAACGAATACTGGAACTGGATTAACGTGACCTCGGTGAACGTAGAGGATTCCGAAACCCTTTTGCCAGTTCATTGTCCCTTTGGTATAGCCAGCCTCACGCTCATTCATCAAATGACCGACCTCAAAGCCCGTTAAAACACGCCCAATAGAGCCCCCAGAAGCCTCTGAGAACGACGAAATCCCTAGTCTATGAGTGTGACCACACACCACCGACTTTCCGTGTCTCCTAGAGGCTCCTAGAGCCGTTAAACCACCATTAGAATTGATGGCTTGCTCGTCTCCGTGAACCATAATCCAGTCGGTGTCAGGTATCTTATATGGCTTTGTGTGGTAGGTCACACCAATCTCGGCATGACGGAAAAATCGGCTGTATTCCAGCTCTGGCGCACCGAGAAGGTTCGGTACTCGTTTCATAATCGAGTTATAAAGCCTGTCGCCGTGATTAGAACGGACTAGGTGATCGACCTTTAGATCGTAAAGAGTTTCCACCACTTCGTCTCGGTCTTTGCCGAGTGTGCGTTCGTATTCAGCTGGAGTCCCCTGAGCCCATCGTGAGAGTCCATGTAGGTCTGCTTCATCGCCCACGCATAGAACGCCATCAGGCTTGTATTTGGCAATGAAGTTCTTAAGATTTCTTGTTGCAGTTTTATCATTGTAAGGTATTTGTAAATCTGAAATGACAACGTAGTGTCTCAATCATCTTCCTCATCGTCGTCCAATGGGATAGGCGAGAAATCAGGCACTTCTGGCAAGAACCAATTAGGAGCTGCGTCTTTGTCCATGATAATCGCGAGAGCTAACGAATGATCAAACCCTGCTTTACGTAAGGATTTATAGAACTCGTTGAGCTGTATTGCGTACTGATCGAGTTTAGAGAACTCGTTTTCTTTTGACTTTCTTACGCGACGAGTTGACACCTTTTTTCTTTTTTTCGCTGGCATCTTTGCTCCTTTCGCGTGTGTTAATTATATTCTGGGATGCGACAAGTTCGTGTAAGTCCATGAGACGTGTCTCAATCCGCATCACTCGATCCGCTAGGCTGCTCCCAGAGTTCGGGACAAGCTCCCGTAGATATGCCTTCACGATGAATCTGAGAGCCGCAAGTAAGGCAGTCACCGTAGCCGTCATCGAGGCAGCGAACGCCGCCCATGCCATCGCGCTCACTAATCTTTTTTGCCAATGCCGAACGCCTTGTCATCTGGATTAAGTCCACGCAATAAAGGCGAAGCGATAGCGATCAAAGAAGCAATGAGAACGTCTTTGAGCGAAGCATCAGGATTTACTGTGTATGTTGAAGCAACAGCTACTAACCAAGCGCGACCGTAGCTTTCGATAATTGGTAATAAGTCTTTCATAGTTCTCCTAGATTGAATAGAAGCAGGTAATGTCTGATGTAGCTGCTGAGGTGATTCCGTAGAGACTTTGTTGTGGTGGAAGTGTGATTTCCAATTTGTCACCGTTGTCCATCTGGTAGGAGCTAGAGGTAACGTCAGAACCACCGATGTAAAGATTTCCCTTTGCGTGCAAAGCTACCTGACGGTTTGCATCATCACCAGCCACGATCAAAGTTGCCGTTGTTGTGCAGGTTACTCTCTTACTTATTATCGCCATTTGCGCCCCCTAAGAGTGGTACATCGAAACGGCGACCATCTAGATCACCTGACTGGTTAAATGAAATATGGCAATGCTTAATATGTGGGTTGATTCCTGTATATGGTCGCCAAAGCCAGAGCGACTTCTTCGAGCAGATTTTCTTGTTATAGATTATGTATTTGATTCGTTTGTCTTTCCATGCGGCAATACGCAGCTGATCCGCCAAGTAAGGCATTTCATCCGCATTGGGTCGTAATCCGCTTGAAATATCAATGGCACGTACCCAGCCATTATCATCAGGATTATGATCGCTAGTCCGCGCTGAGTGACGGGCGTCTCCCAACCAGCCATCGGAAACTCTAGATCGGTCACCATACGCGTCATCTATTTGATTTCGCAACGTGCGAGCCGCATGGCAAAGAACTGGCTTCATATTGACCACCAACCGTCTGATTTAGCATTAGGGTTGGCAGCTTTCCATTCGGCGTTTAATTGGTTTTGATAAGCCCAATTGACTAAATGGTCATGGTTAGGATTGTCACACATTATGAAAGCAGGATACGAGCTTCTTCTTGTGTGATACCTAATTTTTCCAACACAGCATTTTTAGCATCTACGCGTGATTGATACTTCGCTGCAAAGAAAGCTTTAGCTTCGCTCCATACTGCATCTAATTCTTCTTTTGTCGGTGGGGTAGTATCGCTATGCCATATCAAGGAATCAATGTCATTGGCGTTTAACGACCATTCTTCGTTTGGTCGAAGAAATGCTAAGCACTTTGAATAATCTGGATTTTCGTTAGCCATCATGCACCTATTTCTAAAACAGTAATCGTACAAGCACCACGTGGTCGAGCTGCTGTATCATCATCCAATTCGCCTCTGTTAACGCAGACAATATCGCTTCCAGTACCACCGACACGAGCTACTTGAACTTTATATGTTACTGAGCTTGTTGTTGAAGGAGAATCAAGATACGAACCAGAAATCAAAGGAAGATCGTTGTAATAATTTTGTGTTTCGATTTGACCAGTAACGCGAGTTCTGTTTCCAGCAGCATCACCAATCTTTATTGCGGTGGAATTTCTCATGAGTTGCGCTCTGCCGCAATGCGTACCACCATCGGTGCTGACTGAAATATCGTAATGAACAAGGATTTTTGAAGTTGTATTCGACGGTGTAATGCTTACCGAATAACCAGTAACATCAGTAAACGTTGAGGATGTTGTGGTAAAAGTATCAGTTTTTGTTGTCGAAACAACCTGTAATACTTTGCCGCCACCTGCTGCGGCTGCCCATGTCGGTACGCCGCCAGCAACGGTCAACACTTGTCCAGTCGATCCAATTCCAAGTCTGGTTACAGCTGCCGAACCTGTGCCATAAATTAAATCGCCGTTAGTAGTAACGGTTGATTTAGGTATCGCTGCGTTGGCTAAGTCGTATGATGTTTTAACGCTATTTGGAGTCGCAGCTGTGGTTGTTGAAGTAGAAGAAGTTGAATCGGTTAGTTGAATTGCGCCTTTTTGTGTTGTCGATCCATCTTGAATACCGACTGTGACTGTACCGCTTGTACCCCCACCTGTTAACGGACTTGTAGCCGTAACACCAGTAATGTCGCCAGAGCCATAAGATACCCATGCTGAACCATCATAAATTTGTAAATCGTTGGTATCGCTAAGGTAAGAGATCATTCCCTCAGCTAAAACGCCAGAAAGAGCGGTGGTACGCGCAGTTGATGAAGCAAAGACCATAACGGTTTGCTGCATGAGGTAAGTATTAACCTGCGCTGCGGTGAGAACGTCACCTGTGTTAAATAATTTATATCCTGCGCCTGCCATCTTGCTCCCTAGTAACTGAGTACGTTAGTGCCTATTATACCCTGAGTAGTCGAATCTAGTAAGAAAGCCTGCACTATTGGCTCTCCCGTGTATATGGTTGTGGTAAATGAGGCTTGGTTGATGTCGTGGCTGATGCCGTATGCCAGCACGTCACGCACGATTTCCGAGCTACCTGAAAGGTGCTTGGTAACTCTAAGGTAATCAAGAAGCTCCATCCCTAGCACCGAAGATTGGAGATTGGCGGTATCGTCAGCGAGATTGACCGTCATTTCATCCACGCGTAGTTCGGTGTCTTTGCGAGAGGCTAAAAGCATCTGCGCCATATTTAGAGCTTCGGTATCCGTCTGCACGAGCATATTTGTACGCTGTCCAGAGTGAATGAAGTATTTGTCAATCGAAGTCGTGTCCTGAACCACCTGAGCAGAACCGCCAATGCGAGTCACGCTCACGCTGTTATAGAGCGTACCGTCGTCTAAAGCTGTCTTAACGTTGACATAAGGCAATGCTGTGCCATCGTCGGAGAAAGCCAAAGGAGCGTTGTCTGCGAACTCAGAGACGTTGGTACGGCTGAGGAATGTCGCATTGCCATTTCCAGCAATGTAGAAACCACCGAGTTCTGAATCTTCGACCTGACGGAAAGCCTCTAGAGCTGATCGAGCGTCTGTTGGGTTTGCTTGCATCGTGCTATCGCCTGTGTTGATGTTGCGTAGCGATGAAGGAAAGGCAATCTGATCGAGTATTTGAGTAACGCGTGTTCCTGAGTAATCGCCAGCTGCCGAACCTGTGACGGTGGTGACAGTTACGCCTTCAAAGAGCTTGAACGCATCTGAGGCTTGAATCGTTACCTTGTTGACTGTATCTACGCCTTGAACGAAAGAGTTGATGTAGGAAGTGATGAAGCCGCTAAAAAGGTAATAGCGAACACCATCCCAGTCAGCCCAGATTTGTATCTTGCGTAAAGGCACTAAATCGCCGTAATAGGGCGATAAAGTGTTTTCGGGGTTGAAATACCCATTCTCGTCTTTTAACTCGACTACTGCTGAACCAGCCTCGAATTTAGACAATAAACGGTTACGACCACGACGGGTTGAAACTTTGAGAAGAATATCGGTTAAATCTACAACCGTATTCGCATCTGCCAGCTGTCCAGTTCCAAGCTTGCCTTTTGTCGCACTATCAAGGGTAAAAGCCGTTGATATGAAGGCAGCACCGTTTGAGAAATCAATAGTTGCGCCAACGCTAGGTAAAGCCATTAGATTGCAGTCCGTGTGTTGTAGTTAATGCCGATTCCGTTGGCTTGGCGAACGTAAATCTGTTCCACAATTGCATCTGCTAAATCTTGCTCAGTCTGAACTGATCCAGCGACGTTCACAATAATAGTGGGAGCTGCGGTGGTAGTGCCAAGCGGCATACCGAACAGAGAATCCGTAATCATTCCTATATCGGTAAACATTGAGTTAATTTCGGCAGCTGATTGCTGAGCCAGAGTCTGTTGCTCAGGTGTTGCGGCAGCATATAAAGCAGCTTGCTGCGCTTCTGTTGGGAATGGTCGAGCCGCAGTAGCGATAGCTGACGGATTAGGTGTGAGCGGTGTCACAATGTTCGTGCCAGCAGCATTAAGCGTGATGCCCTTTGAACCGAGCAATTGAGCAGCTGTGATGTTGAGTTTTAAGTCTTTAAGAAGGCTATTAACCTTAGCAATTGTGCCTTCCCAGTCAGCGAACGGATCATTCGCATCAGGAAGGTTAGCCAAGAGCATCGCTAGTTCTGACGTCTTGTTCTGGTTAATTTGAAGTTGTATCTGTAACTTCTCAGCCGTTGCGACGTCCTCATTAAGAATGGCTTGCTGCAAGAGAAGGCGTAGGCGTTCTTCTTCGTTAATTTTGCCTTTGAGCGCAGCCTCAATCTGAATCTTGTCTAGATCGAACTTAGAACTAGCCTTTTTCAAAGCCAGTTGTTTAGCGGCATTTGTTTGCGACGCTTTTTCAGCAGCCAATCGTTTCTTTTGGATTTCAGCAGCTTTCTTTTCGGCTGCAATCTGATCCTTCAACATCTTATCTTTACCAGCAGCACCATATTCAAGAACCGATGGCATTGCTATTGACATCTGACGTGCGATTCTTAAGTCTTTTGTTAACGCGTCACTTAATCCGAATAACTTATCTACTGCCTTAAATATAGGACTTTGACTAATGGAGTTGAATATCTCTTTGAGTCCTATTGCCAATCCTTGTAATTCAACAGCAGCAATGCCAGCAATGTCGGTAATTGACTGGCTTGCCTTGCCCATTCCTTTATCACCTGATAGTTCTACTATGGCGCGAAGCAATCCACCACCAATAATCTCTTTGGCATCGGCAGCACTAGCGGCTAGAATCTTCATTTTGCCAGCATACGTCTCAGCAGCAGCCGAAGCCTGTCCACCGTAAAGTTTAGTTAGTTCTTGATTGATTTTCTCTAAATCGCCAGAGGCAGCAACAGTTTTATCTATGGCAGGAATTAACTTAGTAAGCGATGTGCCGTTCTTTGCGTATGCGCGTGATAGTGCTACGGCGACTGTGCCTAAATCTCGACCCGTACCAGCCGAAATATCTAGCGCGGTTGCCAATCCTTTTTGTGCTGCTTCAACTGAGAAAGTAGCCGTAAGGATTGATTGAAACGCAGGGCGAAGTTCATCATCCAGAACGCCAGTCTGTCTTTGCAAGGAAGCTATGAAATTTTGAACTGGAATTGAAGCGTAAGCGTTGCCAGTAAGTTTGAGCGTCTGATTTAGCGACGCAGCAGCCCTTTCATCTTCCATAAAAGCTTTAACTGATGCTTTACCGAACGCAACAACAGCAGCAGTAGACAACGCCAAGCCGAGAGATTTACCAAGTGACTTTGCAGATTTTTCTAATGAACCTAACGACTTTTGCGCTTGCTTGACACCTTTTGCGTTGTAATCTGTGACTATCGGTATTCTGACTGTCATGCTGCCCTACCTATCGCGTCAGTTCGTGTCTTAAATGCCCTTGTAGCCTTGTCTATTGACTTAAATACTGCGTCTAGCGTCTTTCCTTGATCTCTGTCGTAAGCGGCTACCAGAAGGCGACCTGTGCGATTTCCAGCCTTCTTTAGTGCGCCAACGCTGTTATTGATTGCAAGATTGAAGTGTGCGCCAGCCTTAGGGTTGTTACTCTGTGAACGTGTTGACGTTTTGTAACCCGAAACAGAGCCAGCCGTTTCGACGATTGCGCCAGCTGCGGACTTATTGAGCAACTGATAGAACGCTTTGAATCCGTTAGGCGAAGTTTTGCCGCCACCGACTGAATAAGTTAAGCCTCGACGAATTACCGTTGGACTGTAAGCAGGAAACGCTCGATCTCGACTAGTACGTGACTTGCGTACTGTGTCATCCCAATTTCTTAAGTTAGGAATTGAATTAGGTACATCTTTACGAGCATCTTTAACGACAACCTGTAATGCGGTTCTAATCTCTTTATTCATTTCCTTATAGAGATCAGGTGCGAATTTTTTGAGAGCGCGTCGAGTTTCAGCGAGTCCTTCGACGTTTACTGGCACTTTGCTCCGCCTCTTTCGCTTGCTTCTTAATAACTGCGAGAATGGCTTTGAACATAGATTCATCCATGTCTAGCCAATCCTTAGGCGGTATCCCTGTCCTAACTACTAGCTGAGCTATCAGATAGGTTACAGAGTCCGCCGTTACCCATTTGGGAGTTCGTCTCCGATAACTTCGACCTCAGCCAAAGTTGCAAGAAATTCCTCACCGAATGGTTTTACCGTCACGCCAGAACTTCGCAGACATTCCCATGCCAACCAGTAAACGTGTTCTTGACGCTCTTGGTCGCGAAATACTTTGTGGAATCCACCTTTGAATTGCTGCTCGAAACGGTATTCGATCACAGGGGTTATCTTGTGTGTCGTGACTTCCCCTGTGCTCGTCGTAATTTTGAGGCTCGCCATTGTTACTCCTTAGAATGTGCCTGTTGTAGCAACAGTTATAGCACCATTTACAGTCCATGTCACGTCTTGTGTGCCAAGATCAGCAACAGAGCCGTTGATGTCTGTGGTGTTGTTAATCAAGCAGGAAGCTGTGTAAAGCGGATTGGTCGCACCAACAGCCGAAGCCTTATCTTGAAGAAGAACTACGTTGACCGAAGTTCCCCATGCTGCTTGAAGTGTTGCGAGAACGTTCGCTGCTGCTGTGTCGTTGAAGAAGGAAATTGTGATGCTTGAAGCTTCCAATCCCTTAACGAATTTGTGACCTGTGTCACCCATTGCTGTTACTTCAAGTTCATCGAATGAACGGTTGATGGTTACAGCTGAAACGTGGTCGGATAGATCGACGCTATTAACCTTAACGCCGACTTTGTTGTTTAGGAAAACAGCCATCGCTATTCCTCATCTTTCTTTGTAGTTGGTTTTACTGGCTTAGCATCTTCTGGCTTGATCTGCCCGATTTTGATGCGAAATGCCAATTCTTCTGCTGATAGTTCTTCCATGATTAACTCCATGTCGTAAGAATTGAGATTGCAATCTCGCTGCTTAACATCTCGCCAGCGACGGTAGTCATAACGGATGGCGCGCTCACCGATCCGATATTCACTTTGAGATTTGATGCAGCAAGTTTAGAAAATACGGCGACAGCGTGATCTTCAATGCCATTGAGGTTGCCTTGATTGTCGAACATAGGGACAATAATGACGACCTTGAAATGAGCTAATGGCGCAATGTTATTGT